CGCCATCACCTAACCATTGTAAGAATGTGCGTCCTTTAGTATTTTTACGTCCATCCCAACATAAGTCAGAAGCGATTGTTTTTAATTGTTGTGCAAATGCCAACTTCTTTACACGTATCAATGGTACTTCTGCTTTTTGTGACACGCCATAACACGTATTAATAATTGTATCTGCAAAAGTATCTTTACCATGTTGAGCTTTGCCAGAAACAAGTATAAACTTTGTAGCTAAAGACATCTTATCCTTCACTTGAGTCATCTTGCCCTCCCAATGAATTTTTCATAGCTTGTTCCCTAATACCTACGTCACATATATTTCTAACATCGCAGTACCCTGCACATTTACCACTATATCCTTCTGAATACCATCGTTCACGTGGCTTACATGGTGGTGGTAATTGTTGATTATCTAATGCATATTTTAATGCTTGTGATTTTTTACGCATATATCTAATTACCCATTGGTCAGAAATCTTATTTATCTTAACTAGATAAGCATTAAGTAAAATACCCCTGCTTTTAGCTATGAATGTTCCACCATCTCTTACAATAATTTCACACATCATTCTATCAACAGGATAACCGTGTTGTTCCATTTTAACACGATAGTCATTCAATTGTAATGCTAAATTAAACCTGTCTTTTTTACCATTGACGAATACTGTTTTGAATTTAGGTTTACCATTTTTATATTCACCATCTGGTGTTTTATGTTTATATATACCAAGTGTTTTAGCTACAGAATAACTACCATATACCTTGTTATCAAATAGTGTTTTGTTATCATAGAAGTCAAATTGCCCTGAAGAATGTTCATCAAACAATCTAATTTCTGCTTCAGAACCTTCAGGAGAATGTTTTTCAAGAGCAGTATGGACATGTGTCCCATGTAACATAAACATCCTGTCTATTGGGTTTACTGCATAATCATATACAATTTTCATATATGATTCTCTAGTTCCTGCTAATAGTTGTGTAGTAGAAGGGATACCTGTCCATTCTCTCTCTTGCGATACTGCTTGAAGAGTTCTTAAAGACAGGCATCTTTCACCTTCCAACATATTAGCCATACGACATTTCTCTAAACAAGTGATTATTTCTACTTGTTGCCCATCTGGACAAATGAAATATCTTAATGGCATATTAGATTACCATTTAGGAGCAGGTGTTGCTTCACCTTCGACTAGTTTATTAACAAATACGTTTTGATAATCTACGCCGTCTTTAGTATTATTTTTAACAGTAATTTCTACAATTTTGTCAAGAAGCATATTCATAACCGTTGGCAGTTCATTAGCCGAGTTTGCTTCAAACCCAAGACGTTTAAAATCACCTTTAGCGAATTTAATTCCATTCTCATTATTAAGAACACGATTCAAAAATACACGACGATTTACAAACTGCTCTGGAGAAGTTACTTTAAACTCCCATGAAATCATAGGTGCTTTAGTTTTCTTTGTAGTTTCCATAGCACAACGCATTACTTGTGCTTCATATTTACCATCTGGAAGTGCGCTGAACCCATTGTCAGCAGCTTCGGTCATTGCCCACAAATCCATAACTGATTGGTCAAACATTATTTACTATCCCCTTTTGTTGCTTTTTTCCATTCTTCAATAAAGGACGCATATGCAAACACCATTGTCTCTGGTAATTTACCTGTCCTATCACCTGCCTCATAATTTTCAGAGGCTTTAGTATGAACAACCCTTCGTTCTACAACTCTACCATCATTTGCTTTTTCTTGAATAGTACGAGCGTACAAAATCATATCTGCCATACCAAGAATCATTTGACGATAACTATTTGGTACAGTTGGAAATGCTTTTGTCAAAGACATTGTTCTGGTTTTTTGTTCTTCTAGTTTTTCATGTGAGATAAATACTAATCCATATGGAAGCAATGATAGTTTAGTAATAGCTCTAGAGAACTCTTGCTTTACTAGCGCATAGCCTTTACCATAGTCTAGCTCGGATTCATGTGTGATTTTATTTTGTTTACACACATAATCAGAGCAAAACTTTATCAGATTGTCAACAGTATCAATAATAATTGTTTTAAATTGGTGTTGACCTTTCGCAATCTCTGCACATGCTTCTAGAAAATCTTCCCACTTTTGTACAGGAACCTCATACGCTTCTAGTGCATTTAATCCTGCTTCTGTTGCAAGGAATAGTGCATTATCAAACTGAGATGCGAATGTAGTTTTACCTACTTTTGGTGCCCCATAAAGCAACATAATATAATCTTGAAGATTACTTTTAGGTGGCGTTTTCTGTGTTGGTAATTGCATTAAGTTAATTACTCCTTCTCTTTTATTATGACCTTATATATATATTATACCACATAAAGTCACATTTGTCAATAGGGTGTAGCCAATAGTTTTTTCAAAACCTTCTTTTGTGGCTTACTTGGTCTACGTTTAGATGGTGGCATAACCTTATGCCATTCAAATGGTCTACCATATTTGTCTTTAGGAATCTTTTCTTGCTCTAATTCTTCTTGTGTCTTAAACTCCATAGTTTACATTAACCTCATATACTCTAGTATTTTTTTCATCTATCTTAACATCTATCTGTTTAGCTTTATACTTGCGTCTAAACTTCTCAATTGATAAAGAAACAACATCTGCTAATTCCAATTGCTTCTCCATACGAAGTTTAGGATTCTCTGCAGGCTTCCACCCCATCAAAACTAAGTCACCAGTTTGCTCAACAGAAGACGAACCTTTAAGATTCTTTAACTGTGGCTTTACCCATGTTTCAGAATCACGATTTAATTGACTTAACGCTAGAACAATACAGTTATTTTCTTTTGCTAATGTTTTTAATTTAAGAGCAGTATCACTAATTTGTTCAGTAGTGGTTGTATCTTTTAATAGTTGTAAATAATCAACAATAATTAAATCAACAGGCTTTTCAAATATAGTATTATTCGCTATCTTAATACGGTCAAATATATCATCAATATTTATATTAGACTTATCATCAATAATAATACGTCTACCTAATTTTTCAATTACTTGTGGTACAATATTATCTAATTCTCCACGTATGTGTTTTAATTCTAATTCATCTGTTGATATATTTAAAACATTAGCAATTAGACGTTCAACTAAAGCACCTGCTGGCATTTCTAAAGAGAAAAATAATACATTAAGATTTTGTCTAACAGCACAATGTAATGCTATTTCTCCTGCCATGAAGGTTTTTCCGACCCCCGGATACGCTCCAATAATAACAACTTCTCCTTTTCTGATGCCTCCGTTAATTGAAGCATCAAGCGTCGGGAAACCGAGCGTGATAGTCCCATTTTCAAGAAGGGATTTATATTCTCCGATTGCTGATTCAATTGTTTTAAACTCCTGTACAATTTCATCTGTAGACTTTTCTACTACATTAAACCATTCTTTAATTTCTTTTAAATCTTTTCCCCATTCTTTAGATAGATACTTTGCAATATCTCCTCTAATCATTGGTGAATATACAGATTTAATAAAATCTCCTACAATTGAATATTGTGTTTCTTTAGTCTTACATTCTGAAATATATTTTTTTACAAGATATAAATCTATATGTTCGGTCGGCAAGTCTTTAATCTCAATGCCTTGCGAATGTGCCATACTAAAATCTTTAATGCCATCAGGCAAACTGACAATACGAACTGATAGATTATGAAGATTACTATTAAACAATTCTCTAACTTTTCTAACATTATTTAAACCTGCTAAATCATTATCTGGGCAATATCTTATTTCAATGTTGGGTTTAGGTATATACTGTTTTATAGTAGATATTTGCTCACTAGTAATGCTATCCCCACAATAAGCAACGCAAGCCAAGCCTTGTTCGTCTGCAGCCATAGCATCAAAGTATCCTTCACAGATGTATAGTTCATCTTTCATCCTCCTTCTTGCCCTATTTAGATTAAAAAGATAACTACTTTTATCATATAAATAATTATTATAACTATTTATATATTTAGGCAATCCTTCTTTAAAGTTCCTCCGTGCTATTGCTATTGTTCTACCATTTGGGTCAATCAAAGGGATAATAATAGCCATATCATGATAACCTAATTCAAAATTGTCTATAGTTTCTTTTGATAGTTTGCGTTCTTCTGCTAGATATTTTTCTGTCTGTGCAATATTTTTTCTTGCACCATTTTTTACTTCTGTATGTAATTTGACTACATCTTTTTGTTTTTTCCATTCATCATTATCTGTCAAGCTAATATTAAATGCTTCAGCTATTCTTTCAACTGATGCATTGTAATCTAACTTATGATAATCTGATACAAAATTAATAATATTTCCGCCACTATTACATGAGAAACAATAATATAATTTTTCTCCTACAGATAAGGACGTTTCATTATTACCGGAATGTATAGGACACTTACCACGATATGTTTTGCCTGCTCTTCTAAGAGGTACTATTTTGCCTATATACTCTACTAAATCTGATTTTTGGAGAATGACGTCAATAATATTCAAAGATTTAGCACATCCTCTACTGTAATTTCTTTATATTCTTTAGTATTTTTTTCTTTAAACATCTTTGTCTGTTCTCTAATATATGCTTGTTGTTTTTGTTGGATATATTCTTTTGCATTTTTAAACAGCTCTGATATAGTCATAATTTGCTTCTGCTCTAATGACATTAGGTATTCTATTAAACACTCAATAGTAATATTATCTTGCTTATTAAAAAATGCTCTTATTTTAAAATAGTCAGGATTAAATTTTCCACCCCAATAAATAGATTCATGCATACAATATTTAAAGAATAATTTTGTTACTAATTTAACATTTTCTCTCAATAGCATCCATCCAATCTTGTACCACATCACCGTCAATTTTTATATATTGTGGGGTATAAAGAGAAGGCTCTTTATCTCCAAAATATACAGATTTAAACTGATTATTCTTTGTTCTTACTTGTAAGAACAACATCTTTTTACCAAATCTGGTTGTAGATGGCTTAATGTCTATAAATTCTCCTAATTTTACATTACCATACTTTTGTATTGGTTCTTCCGAATACATGTTTAAGTAATCCTCTCCACATGTAAACCCTAATACGCTCATAGAATATCTATTTATAGACTTATACGGTTGTGGAAAATTCTTTTTTGTTTCTTCTATCATTTCTAATTGTTTAATCCAGTAGTCTTCTCTAACACGTTTACTTGGGTCTTTTAATTTAGAAAAACATTCTACACTTCTGTTTTTA